TCTTCAAGTACTTCTTCTAGTTCTTCAAATAACAGACCAACTTCTTTTGATCCAGATAAGCCTGATGTAGTCACTGTTGTTGAACAAGCTGATAGACGAAATATAGCTACAGATCTTCAGAGACAGAATAAACAAAGAGATGACGATACTTCTGGCAAGGCTGCTGATGCTGAACGAGAAGCAAGGATTAAAGAATCAAAAGAATCTGTTGACACATCAGGTACTTCATATACTACGGCTGGCGGGGTCACAGTATCTGGCGCTAAACAAAAAGCAGGTACTGGCGTTGGCGCAGGACCCGGAGGAACAGACCTTACAGGCCCTATGTACAAAGGCGGCTTAATGGCTAAGAAGAAGACCAAGAAGAAAAAGAAATAACGACACTACTCCGACAAAAACAATAAGGCTACCCAGCTAAGGCTGGCCCCACATAAAGGAAATACTATGCCAGAACTACAAACAGTAGAGACACCAAAAACTGCAGGCTTCGTTGACTCTAAGTATAACAACGCCAACAAACGCCGCATTCAAGAAGAAGAAGAAGAGCTTAACGGTATTCTGAATGGCGAAGAAGAAGAGCAACCTATAGCTGCTAAGGCTAATGACTCTGAAGAGGGGGATGAGAATCTCTCAAGTGAAGAGAAGACCTACAAGAAACGCTACAGTGACTTACGTAGTCATCAGAACAAACAAGCGGAAGAGCTTAAGGCTATCAAGGCTCAGCTGAATAACGCACAAGAGCGTGGTGACATTCGCCCTCCTAAGTCTGATGAAGAACTAGAAGCTTGGTCCCGTCAGTACCCTGATGTAGCTGCTATTGTAGAACGTATTGCAGAGAAGAAAGCACAAGAGAAGTTTTCTGGTGCAGAAAGTCGTTTGCAAGAAATTGATCGTATTACTGCTGAGTCAGATCGTAACAGGATGGAAGATGAGATTAGGGCTATGCACCCTGACTTCAACGAACTACGTAGTAGTGATGTCTTTCACGATTGGGCTGGCGAACAACCTAAGTGGGTACAGGATGCTCTATATGAGAACTCTGAAGACCCAGCCTCTGTCACTCGTGTAATTGATTTATATAAAGTAGACAAAGGTTTAGATAACAAAACCAGAAAGAAGTCATCCAAGTCTGCAGCCTCTGCTGTTGTAACTAAGCGTACAACTAGGCTAGATGCAGATGACGCTACTGGGCATTTCTCTGAGTCACAGGTACATAAGATGTCTGCTGCTCAGTACGATAAACAATCAGATGCTATTATGGAATCAATACGTGCAGGCAAGTTTAGCTACGATATGACAGGCGGAGCACGATAATAGTAAATAAGGCATTGACATCTATAGTGTACCTAGTATAACTATAGGTGTCACTACATTAAGTGTAAGCCTCTCGTAAGAAAGACTACCTCACACTTAATACAACACTACCTCGCTAAGTCTAAACACACCAATAATAAGATCTACCTGAATTAGTATAGGCCCGTATAACCTGAGTTACATAACTGATCCTTATGACTTACACTTATATGCACCCTAAAAAGTCCAGCCTCTTATCGGTTAGTTTAGCTTATTAATCATAAGCCAAACACCTAATGGAGGATTTATCCCATGGCTTTTACTTCCGCAGCAGGGAACGGAAACTTACCAAACGGTAACTTCAGTTCTATTATCTATTCTAAAAAAGTACAACTTGCTTTCCGCAAGGCAACCGTAACTGGTGATATTACTAACTCTGATTATTTTGGGGAAATTGCAGCCCAAGGTGATACGGTAAAAATCATCAAAGAACCAGAAATTTCTGTATCGCCATACACCCGTGGCACGCAGATAGCGGCTCAAGATTTAGATGACGAAGACTTCTCCTTAGTCGTTGATAAAGCTAACTATTTTGCTTTTAAGATTGACGATATTGAGGAGGCGCATTCGCACATTAATTTCATGGATCTTGCAACCAACCGTGCGGCTTTCCGCTTGGCTGATCAGCATGACCAAGAAGTCTTAGGTTACATGTCTGGTTATAAGCAGGGTTCTTTGCATACACAAGCTAATGCAATTAATGATGTAGTCAATGGTACTGTTGCTGTTGCAGCAGCCGGGACTGACGAATTGTTAGACTCAATGAAGCTCCACAAGGGCGATTTTGGGAATGTTACTACTACTTCTGCTGGCACTCACTCAATTCCTGTGACTGCTCGTATGCCGGGTGCTACTTCCTTACCAACAGCTACCGTTTCACCTGCAATGATTATTGCTCGTATGAAGCGGGTACTTGACCAACAGCAGGTTGACTCACAAGGTCGCTGGCTAGTGGTCGATCCAGTATTCATGGAAATTCTCGCTGATGAAGATTCTCGCTTCATGAACGCTGATTTCGGTGAATCAGGTGGGTTGCGTAATGGTCTAACCATTAACAACTTCCATGGCTTTCGTGTGTATTCCTCATCCAATCTGCCGTCACTAGGCACTGGACCGGGTACTGCAGGTACGGCTAACCAGTTGACTAACTTCGGTGTTATTGTAGCTGGTCATGATTCTGCTGTAGCAACTGCTGAGCAGGTCAACAAAACTGAAACTTATCGTGACCCTGACAGCTTTGCTGACATTGTTCGTGGTATGCACCTATACGGTAGGAAGATTCTTCGTCCTGAAGCAATCGTAACTGCTCGTTATAACGCAGCATAAGGGAGGAAATAACTTATGGCTACTTTAACTGCCCTCTTAGCACCAACACGTGGTATTGGCAACCCTTCACGTAAACCTTACATGCAAGAACTTACTATTGATCTGACTGCACAGGCTATTGACTGTTCATCTGGTGATATTGTTCAGTGTATTACCATACCCGGTAACACTGTAGTCTTGTCTGCAGGTGTACAAGTTGTAGAAAGCGCAACTCAAAACTCTGGGACTGACGCAACTGTCATTCTTGGTACTGCAATTGACGCTAACGAGTACGTTGCTGCATTTGACATTGATGGCGCAGCTGATCTTGCTTATGCTCCAACAGTTGCTCCTGCAGGTGTTATTGTATTGGCAACAGCTGATACATTAGACCTAACCTTTGCAGGTTCTGGTGCAACTTTCACTGCAGGTAAGCTTCGTGTATACGCAATGCTTATGGACGTAAGTGAAGTTGGTGACAAGACTGCTCAAGAAGCAGTACGTGATCAAGCTTAATTAATCACAATGAGTGGGCTGGGAAACTGGCCCACTTATACTTATGCATATAGGAACAAACTATGGGTATTACTACAGCGATGTCTACGAGCTTTAAGCAAGAATTGCTTGGCGGTATACATGACCTTGATACAGACACTATTAAATTAGCACTTATTAAAGCTAGTCCTACTGGTACTTATAATGTAACTACAACAAATTATTCAGACATAACAGGTAACACTGATGAGTCTTCTGGTACTAATTACACTGCAGGCGGGGTAGTCTTAGCAAGCCCTTCTATTACAGTAGTCAATACCACTGCTATGGTAGACTTTGCAAATGCAGTATTCGCAGACGTTACAACAGCCACTTCAGGTTGTATCGTATATAATTTCAGCAAGGCGGGTAAAGCTTTGTGCGTGATTGACTTTGGTGGAACTACATCTGCTGTTGCTGGGGATCTTACTTTACAGTTCCCTGCTGTTGGAGAGAGTACCACTGTTATACGTATTGCGTAGGAAATAAAGTATGGCTATTATTCTAGTTTCTGCAGTATACGGATCAGGTAGGTTCGGTGCATCTGGTTACGGTGAACAAGACATAGTTCAAGTACTTGGCTCTGTATCTGCTACAGGTGCAGTTTCTGAAGATATTACAGAATTAACCTTGAACTTAGGATCTGTTACTGCTACAATAGTCGTAGATATTTCAGGAGCATCAGTAGCTGGGGTAGTATTTAACTTTGAAGCGGTTAGAGATCAATACAGCAAAAGACGTTCTATAACTATTCCAAGGGCAGCGTAATGTCTACTACGTCAGAAAGAACAGTACTTGTAACTGGTGAAGCTAGATTAGTTTTTGTAGGAAGACAACCAACATCTGCAGATAGAACTGTACATGCAAGTGAGGATATGTAAATGAGTTTCCGATGGCCTCTTAAAGACCCGGATGAACAACTAGACTACAGCGTAGATTGGTCACGTTTTCTTGTTAGTGCTACAATTAGCAGCGTTATTTGGTTTGTTAAGTCTAATACCTACAATGTTAAAACGCAACTAAACGCTGGTCAAAATCTTACTGCAGCTTCTGGTGGGGCGTTTACGGACACTATACAGAACGTATCACAAACTAACACAAGCACTGTAGCTACTATTAACATGGGTGCAGGTACAAATAATACAGAGTACACTTTCTTTTGTAGAATGATTGACACTACAGGCAGTCAAGCGGAACGTAGTATTAAGATACGAATAAAGGAACGCTAGATGGCATACGATTATATTGGCCTAGTGAATGACGTTAATCGCAGGCTTAATGAGGTAGAACTTACAGCTACTAACTTTTCTGCTTCTGTTGGCGAATACGCAATGGTAAAAGATTCTGTAAATTCTGCTATACGTTTTGTAAATCAGCATGAGTACGAATGGCCCTTTAACCATTCAGAAGCTGAAGAAACTCTGGGTGTAGGTACAGTACGTTATGCGTACCCTGCAGATGCTAAGACAGTTGTAACTAATAGCTTTCGTATTAAACGCAATGATACGCTAGGTAATGAAACACGTAGGTTGTCTGTTATATCATACGAAGAATACCTAGACAAATACATAGACGGTGAGTATAATACTTCAGCAAGTATGAAAGGTTTACCAAGGGACGTATTTAGGACACCTAACTTAGAGTTTGGTTTTGTCCCAGCGCCTGACAAAGAGTATGAACTGGTTTACGAATATTATAGACTGCCTATAGATTTAATTAATTCAACAGATGTACCTAGTATACCAGAGCAGTTTAGGCATATACTAGTAGATGGTGCGATGTTATACGCATATATGTTTAGAGGCGAGACACAAGAAGCGACAATCATGCAGAGTCGATTCGAGAGTGAGATTAAAAGTATGCGTAGCCTTTACATTAATAGATATGATTATGTTAGATCTACCGTTATTTCACGGGCCAGTTCTTCTGTAACTTCTTCTGGGGTAACTTAATATATGGCAACCACACGCCAAACATACCCTATAGAATTTACGGGTGGGCTTATTACTAATATGAGTCCGTTACAGCAGGGTATTAATGCACCCGGCTCTGCACGTGCGCTTAAAAACTATGAGCCTTCTGTGCAAGGCGGCTACCGTAGGATAGAGGGTTTTAGTAAGTACAATAGCACTCTTATACCTCCGTATGGTGCCCCTGTAGTTCACGGCGCAAGTCAGTCTGGTACTGATCTTATACTTGGTAACATCCATAAGACACCAGAGGCAGGTGACAAATTAACTATAGCTGGCGTAGAGGGTACATACACTATAGGCTCTGGCGGGGTAACTTTTGATGGGACAAATAACAGGGCTACACTAGTTGTTGCTCCCGCTTTAGATTCTTCGCCTGCAAACGCTGCAGCAGTTACTTTTACTTCTACTACAACTAAGCACCTTATAACAGGGTGTAGTGTATTTATAGATAATGTAATTGTATCTAGGAATGCAGATCTATTTAAAGTTTCTGGTAGTTCTATAGTACATGCTAACGTACCTAGCTATGGCACAGTCCTTGTAAACGGTGGATCAGAGTCAGGTGCAACACTAGCAGTAGATGGGCTAACGGCCCCACCACAGCTAGGTGACGTATTTAAAATTGCAGGTGTTAACCTTGTATATACAGTAACTGCAGATGCATCAGTATCTTCTGGTGGCTCAGACTTAGCTGTAAGTCCTAACTTAGCAGCATCTCCTGCAGATAACGCAGTTGTAACTTTCTTATCTACAGCAAGAGATGGTTTAGTAACTAAAACACGATCAGCTAGATACAACTTTTCAGGCACAGAAAAGATGGCAATAGTAGATGGTATTAATATTCCTGCACTGTATGACGGTACAACCTTTACTCGTTTAGATGCAGCGCCTACAGATATAGTAGGTGCAGACTTTGTTACTTCTTTTAAGAACCAATTGTTTTTTGCTATAAATAATGTAATAGTTTTTTCTGCACCATTTACAGATAATAACTTTACAGCAGCTTCTGGGGCTGGTACAGTATCTGTAGGAGGTACAGTAACAGGTTTAATTGTTTTTAGAGAGCAGTTGATAATATTTACAGAGTCATCTATTCTACAATTAACTGGTAACACCATTGCAGACTTTCAGTTAAAGCCAGTAACCATAGACATTGGATGCATAGACTCTGATACTATTCAAGAAACTGGTGGAGATGTAATGTTCCTTGGACCAGATGGTCTTAGGCTTTTAAGTGCAACAGATCGTATTGGTGATTTTGGCTTAGCCGTTGTGTCTAAAACTATTCAAAGCGAGTTTACTAGCTTCATAACTAGTAATACTTCTTTTGCAAGTGTAGTTGTTCGTGAGAAGTCTCAGTATAGACTACTAGGATTTAACACTAACATTACACAAAATAACGCTAAAGGTATACTTGGTACTCAGTTTGCAGGTCAGGGCGGTGCTCAGATGGCATGGGCAGAGACAAGGGGTATACGTGCTTATGTAGCTTCTAGTCGGTTCTTCCAAAACACAGAGACTATAGTATTTGCTAACGATGATGGTTTTGTGTACAGAATGGAAAGCGGAAATAGTTTTGATGGTGCTAAAATACAAAGTACTTTTTCTACACCATTCCTACCAATAAATGATGCAAGGATACGTAAGACATTCTACAAGGCTATACTTTATACAGACCCTCAAGGCAGTGTATCTTTTGACTTAAACCTTAAGCTAGACTTTGACCAACAGAATAGTATACAGCCTGCTAATATTGTATTTAATAATGCTACAACTGAAGTTTCTTTTTACGGTAATGTTACTTATGGCGGGACCGCCACGTATGGTCAAAAACTATTAACACTCTTCGAAACTCAATTAATAGGCTCAGGTTTTGTAGCGTCCTTACAATTTGAGTCAGACAGTACAGATCCACCATTCTCGCTTGACGCAGTTACGCTAGAATTTGGTATAAACACAAGAAGGTAAAAAACCATGGGTACAGGTTATGTAAGAAACGATTCGGGAAATAACATTGCCGATGGTAACGTCATTAACGCTTCTGATTTGGATGGCGAGTTTGATGCAATTGCAGCTACACTAGCAACAGGGGGTCACACTCACGATGGTACAGCCGCTGAAGGCGGTCCTATCACTAAGCTTGGTCCTTCACAAGATCTTGTTGTTACTGCTTCTTTAGTAAATCCTAAGACTGACAATACGCTGGACTTAGGTACAGCATCCTTAGAGTTTAAGGACTTGTTCATTGATGGTACAGCGCACATTGATACACTTGATGTAGATGAAAGCGGGGCCATAGCAGCTGATCTTACAGTAGGGGATGACCTCTCCTTAGTCTCAGATGGTAGTATCTTAGGATTTGGTACTAATACTGAGGTAACACTTACTCACGTCCATAACACAGGCCTGTTGCTTAATAGCACAATGGCTTTGCAGTTTAATGATGCATCCCAGTTTATTAAAGGCGCTAGTAACGCAATACTAGCTATAGGGGCTACAGACGAGGTTGACCTCACTGCTACTCTTTTTGATGTCAATGCCAACCTTGATGTGTCTGGCACGGCCCTAATCACAGG